GAGCATGGCGCGAATCGCTTTGCCGCTGCGCGCGTTTGGATCGACGTTGCCGAGTGTGGGATCGGGAATCCCCGTCGTGGATTTAATCGCTTCATCGAACTGCCCGATCATGTGCGACATCGCCTGAATCGGCGGTTCCGCCGTTTGTCTTTGCGGTGGCGGGAGGACTTGCGAACCGGTTGCGGCAACGGTGGGGTTGTATTCCAAGCGGCCAATCGTGCGCGTGTTCGCCTGATCCCACTGCGGCTCGAATCCCTCAAACTGCCCCGCGATGCCGAGAAACGGCGCTTTGGGTGCGAGGCCGATCAGTTCGACCGCGCTGGAAATCATCATGTTGAACGCGCGCTGGGAATCGAGCGAGGCGCGCACCATGCCTTCTTCGCGGCGTTGATTGTCGAACGGTTGCATTTCCTCGCCGACGATTTTCACGATCGGGATAAATTTCCCCGGCCAGTCGGATTCATCGAGGACGTTCACGCCATCGAGCTTCGCAAATTTGACCGTTTTCACGATGTCGCGCTTTTTCCGGTCTTTCGGGATCGCTTTCAGTATGTCCTTATCAAGCAACGCTGCTTCTAGGATGCGCCCGTCCTCTAGCTGGACATATTCGACGGTTTCACGCTCGTAATACCAATATTCGACCACGTGGACAGTTTTGGTTTTGTCGTCGTCGGTCGAGAACCAGCCGGGCGCGTCATCGCCGAGTGCGCGCCATTCCGAATCGGTCGGATCGGTTGCGTTGATGATCGGATTGCGCTTGCCGTCCGCTAAGCGGCCATATTCGGCTTTGTAGGTGTGCCACGGCACATTAGTGCCGACGAAGGCCCATTCGGCGTCAGAGCCATCGGCCTTTTCGTGCGCCGGATCGAGCAAGACGGAAAACTGGTTGTAGAAGCGGCGATATTCGATTTCCTGATCGAAGGTTGGGCCGGGCACATCGCGTGTCATGAGGCCGAAATAGCCGCGGCCCGCGATAATCGCACGGGATGCTGCCCACGATTGCGCGTCCACAGCATCCGATTCGCGTTGAATGCGGCGGATCAATCCTTCGCGCAGTTCGATTTCGTTTTCATCGATGTGCTGATCAGGAAAATCATCGGACGGAATCACCGAGACGCCGAGGTCCGCTTGCAGGTATTCGTTCTCGACGTGGCGGATCGGATCTTTGACTTTGTTGATGGTCAGACACGGGCGTGCGGGAATCGCGGGCGTGGTCGCGGTCGCGGGTGAGCCTTTCCGCATGTTGACGTATTCGGTGGGCCACTGGCCGACGCCTTCGTAGAAGGCTAAATCTTCTTTTTCGCGCTCGCGTTGCGGCGTCTCGAAATCGTCTGCCTGAGAAAACCGCTTTTTGGCGAGGTCGATGTCTACGGCCACAAATGTCAGCGCTTCGGCTTACGAGTGTGAACAGGAAGTTTTTTTGTTGGTGTGGATGCAAATTCGCCAAGCTGTTTGAGGGTCATGGAGGACCGGAGTTTCCGCGCCATCGGAAAATTCGCGCCGTGCTCAGCGGCGCGAAACAGGTTGGCTTGTGATTTGGAAACCGAGGGCACGGCGCGAATCCTATTTCACGCGAACGAGTTGCCCGGTTGGCATCCGCTTGTAGACGCGATTCTTGAACGGGCCGCTACTGAAGCGCACGATCGGTGCGCCGGGATCGTTGCGTGTCACTTCAGCGATATCCGACTCCGGCACGCCTGCTGCGAGCGCGTCCGCTTTCGTTTCGTAGGTTTCTCCTGTCGCGATGTTCATTGGAAAGTCTCCTACGGGGTGGGTGCGAGCGCCGCGAGAATTTCGTCGGCCTGCGCGTCGAGCGCGTCCAGGTCCGCCTGCGTGATGGCTGTCCCAGCCGCCAGGAGGTCATTGAGGCGCTTGATTTCGGCGATCTGTGCTTCAGCGGTGGCTTTCGCAGCATCGACAGCGGTTTTGATCGCGGTGAGTTCGTCTTTGAGTTCCTGGAGTGTGGCCACGATGGAGTCTCCTTGACGCCGAAGCGCCTGTAAGTGCGTCAGGATCGCGTCGAGTTTCTGAACGACGCCAGGTTCAGAATCGAAATGGACGTGGATGTCGATCGGCTGTGGTGGTGGCACGGGTGCGGGAGTCGGATGGGTATGTTTGGCCACAGCAGTGCCCATGAGAATACCACGTAAGTCAACGATCTGCGCCACGATTGCTTCGGCCCACAGGTGGCCTACCTGAAAGCATCCCTGCCTCATGCAAGCCAACCCAAGGGACCAATAAGCGCGGGTGAATCTGGTTCCCGTTGGGCATGGGCGGCGCGTGCGGCGGCGGCGCGTTTGTCGCGGTCCTGTTGCGTCGGACGTTCGGCGCAGAAGTTGATTTCCACACTCTGGACGGCATGAATCGCGTTTGCAAACATGTCGTCTTCGTGCATTTGTCGAACCGAATGGTTGCCGACGCTGACAAGGTGTTCATCCCATACTGCGCTCGCCTCAAAGGCGTGCGCCATGAACGGTTCCTGCTCGATGCCGTCGCGATCGGCGGTCACCCAGCGCGTCGGATCGTTGTTGATGCCAAAACTTTCATCGCCGGTCAGATTGCGGCGCCGCATGTAGCCGGCGAGTTGTTCGAGTAGCGCGAGCTGCACATCGTGCGCGTTCGCTCCGTCTCGAAAAATCGGATTGTATTTTGCCATCCGCAGAATTTGCAGCGACGTGAAGCGCGATCCGTTCGTTGCGATGTTCGCGCCGGGCGCCGTGCAGCATGTGCGGAGCTGTTTCGGTGAGAGGCGTGGAAACCATTTCGCGCGATATTCTGCGACGATCGGCAGAAAATCTTCGAGGAACAAGTCTTCACCCATGATGCCGCCGAGCAGCACAAGCCCGCCGCTGTAAAGTCGCTGCGCGAAAATCACGCACGGGTTGTGCTTGCCGAATTCAAACGCTTCGTAGAGTTCGGTGGACGGATTGAGCGCGATCGGTCGCACATGAATGGCGCGGCGGAATGTTTCTTCAAAAATCGCGTCGCCCCAGACGTTCGGGCCGCGAATCCCGAGCACCATTGCGCCGTGCTTCGCATGATCTGGTGGAAACGTGCGCTCCAACATTTCGATCGAGGACGGGAGCAAATTGTAACTGTTGTCGTAAACGGAAAGCTGATAGTGCCGCCGGCCCTTCACCGAATTATCGAGCGGGAAGCCGCCGTGTTTTTTATCGGCGAGCCAGTGATTGCGCGGCACCGGATTCGGAGAGAACGTAATTTGGTGTGGATAGCCTTTTTGCCGCAATGACGCGCGGAGTTCTTCGCCGAGGTCCTTCGGCACTTCCTCGCTTTGGTCGTTGTAGACGCGTGCTACGTCAAGGCCGCGAATTTTTTCATACCGCGCGACAGCGCTGCCAGCCTTGATGCCGAACGCATACATTTTTGAGTCGTTCGGAAATTCGTAACACAAACCTTTCGCATCCCAGCGCGAATGTGGAAAGCCGCGAATACTGCACAACGTCTCGAAGCGCGGTTTGAGTTTTGTATTGGTCGAAACATCCGAGTAGCGGCACATGAACGAGTGGATGCCGGGATATTTCTTCAGGTAGTGAATTTCCTTATCGAGTAGCAGCGTCGTCTTCGCGCATTCGCGCGCACCTTCCACTTCAAGTTCAGGCGTTCGATCGTTGAAAATTTCGAGATGCACGCCTTGCCAATCGTTGAGTCGATCGGGTAAGCGTGGTTCGATCACATCATCGGTCATGGAGTTTCCGTGCGCGATCTGCGCGGCGTTCACTGATTGGAATCGGATTTGTAAACGACCGGAAGCGTGCGATCTGTTTCGACATCATGGCGTTGAAGGCATGTTCGCGCTGTTCATCGCGTTCGCGTGCAGCGGCGATGAACGCATCACGTGCGTCAGGTTGTGCGGCGACGATCCACCACGACGTGATCGGTGGTTTCACGATCCGCACGTTCGGAAATTTTCCGTTGCTCCACGAGTCGGGCTTCACGCCGTTGCCGCGCATATTCCGTCCGTTGTTGACGCACCCGTCTTTCATGGAGGGTTCTCCCCTGAAGATTGTTGTAGTAGTGGTTTGCGTTCATCGGCGTCCAATGCGCGTCGGTTTCGATTTTCCGACATCTGAAAATCCGGTTGGATCGTTCTGTGGCGGCTTTTCTCTGAAACGTGCCCCGAGCGAGCAAAAACACGGCACGCCGTATTCGTGTTCGTAGGTCTCGTTCATCGTGCAGAGGCGCTGATACTTTCCTGGTTCTTGATATGGTGAGTCAGAGCGCGTCGAAATTCCGTTGCAACGGTCACCTTGACGACAGACCTTGATGATGAGGCCGGTATCGTTGCATTTTTCGCAGAGATATTTCCATGTGCGTGTGAACGGCCACATTTGCCGCAATACGGCTTCGATGCCCTTTTGACGTTCCTCTGCCGGCACACTATCGGCCTTTAATTTATCGGAGAGCGCCATCATCTCGTCATAGGACGTTGCGAGTGGCCCTAATTGACGCGCTTGTGCGCGGCGTGATGCACGAATTTTGCGGCGTAGTTCGGTATGCGCTTTAGCGAGGTCGGCCGGCGTGTCTGCTGCACTTAATTCATCCAGTGCTGATTCAATCGGTGGTTGTTCGTCGTCGCTCATAATTGAACTCCATTCGCCGTTGCCCATTCGCGCAGCTTGCCGTCGCACCAACTCGCCAGCGCTAAAAATTGCGGGATCGTGCGCGAACCCTCCTCCGCAAATTTGTGATTGCTCTTCAGAAAAATGATGGCGAGCTTGTCAAGGTATTCGTCCGAGACCCAGGTTTCGCACAACGTGACTGCCGCCGCGTAATCACGCGCTGGCTTCGTCGCGTATCTGGCGCCTTGGCGGTATTCCGGATATAGGACCACGTAGCGGTCTACGAATCGCGCTGCCCGTTCCGTGACTTCTCGATTCGTGAATGGGTCTCGTTTGGGATCTGAAAGCGGAGGCGCCGCAGGCGAGAGAGACGCGTGACCGTTACCGTTGCTGTTCGGAAGAGTCTCAGTCTCTGGTATTAGCTTGTTGGTAGTAAATAAGATCTCTGTATCTGTGTCTGTGTCTGAAGAGGTTACGCCCGTTACGCCCACGTTACTACTAGTTACTAAGAGTTTCTTATGCGTTACGCGAGGTTTCTCTTCTAGATTCTGTGACTTAAGGCGTTCCCGGTAGTTTTGCACGCGTATTCTGGTCTGTTCCCGAATTACTTCACGCGTGACCAAATCGCGATATTTGGCGGCGTTTAGAACCATCCACCCCCCTGGCACGCGCTCGATGCGCCGGCCTTCGTGCTCAGGGTCGGATGAATCAGGATCTGGCTGTTCTAGGCATTTGAGCGCCGCTTCGGCTTCGGCCAGCTCCACGCGCGCCCGATGCGCGACGTTTGCCGCTGAGGCGAACTGGACAAATCCAGTTTCGTCCATTGCCGCGAGGAAGGTGAACCAGACGATCCGCGTCGGAGTGGATTCCAACCAGACCGAAGAATCGAGGATCTTCGCGAAAATCTTGTTATACATCGGCACGACCGTAACGATTGGTAACGGGTTAGGCTGGGTGGGCTAGTGTCGCAAAAAGAAACACTGTTGTCTACTGGAAAAACCGAAAATTTCAAAAAGGCCGATTTCGCTCAGGTTCAACGATCGGTGGGTGGGGAATACCAAGGTGGCCGATTACGATTTGCGTCAAATCTAGGGCGGTTTCCGTCGATTCTAGGCCCTATAGTCCCTAGACTCACATCCTTTTGTTTTCAACTACTTACAGACACGATTTTAAATGTAAAATCTTTCAAAAAGGCCATGTTTACTCTTGACATGGCCCCTTGATTTGGTGTTGCGATCAGAATGGTTGTGGCGGTGGCGGTCCCCATAACACATACAGAACCGCAATGCACGCCACGCAGATCTTCATCAACGCGAGCAGCGCTCCACCCGGAGAAAATCCCACCACTTCCATGAACAAGGGAAAGATCAACCAGAACATCACGACGACGATCGCGGCATACACGATCCGCCAGACGAATGCCTTCATGTGCTCACCTCTTGATGTTGACGATCACGGTTTTCGTGGAGTCGATCATACATCCGATCAGTGCTTGTTCCGCCGCTTTGTGCTGTTTCAGATCCCAGGCTGATCGGGTCCATGACGTAGACGCGACACAGAGACCGCACC